TAAATTCTTCTCATAACCTGGGAAATAACTCTCATCAAGTAGGTTATCTTCTACTATCTCATTACTACCAGATTGTATGATTTTTGATAACACCTGTAATTGGATCAACGCATATCACCACCTTTAAACACTACTACTTGTGTAGTATCTGACCATATTCTACTTGCTAACTTCATACCCAATCTTTTCTCAAGGCTTGCTCTATCATCATAATTGCCGGTGAATATATTTGACAAGCCATTAAATAGTCTGTTGTCTATATACATAAGAAGTTGTGAATAGTCATAGGCACTTACATCTGTACTTGCTATATCATCCCATATTACTAAATCTACGGTTGATAATTTATTTCTTATTTCCTCAAATGCTTCGTCCTTATTATTGAAGTCTTTACATTTCAACAAAAATGTCGGCACATGAATGAAGATACCTCTAGTTCTAAACCCATTACCAGCCCATATCTCATCAAAATACTTCAACATAAGTTTTATGGCCCATGAAGTCTTACCATTACCAGTTATTCTACTGGCTATATAAAGATTTTCACCACACTCTACAAACTCTACTATATTCGACTTTATACCTGCAAGTTGTATGAAAGCATCTTTATCGCATTTAGGTGCAGTAAGACTTTGAGGTATTTGTTTTGCTTTGGGTATATTACTTGTGTCCATCAATTCTGACATTTCTAAATACCGCACACATGAATTAGTGCATGGCTCTTGACAGACATAACGATACCAACAATCAGAACGTCTCTCCACTACTATCAAATTCTCCTTTCACAGATTTTATATTATCATCTTCGCCAAACTTCTCTTTACCCTTACTATAAGACTTTTGTTCAAAGAATGAAGCCCAGCCTCTTTCAATAGAGGTATTTACTACATCTATCTGATTATCCATTTTATCTAACTTCTTTAGCATACCTTTCCATGTACCTTCATATAAAGGCTTATCTTTCATCTGTAATCTTATTTTGAGGTATTCTGTAAGTGCATCTATAAGACCAACATTATTTGTAAATTCTAATATCTGGTCATAGCATTTATCGTAAAGAGATTTTCGCTTGGTAGATTTTATCTTTCCCAGAAATTCGGTATTATTACTATTTATAGTAATAATATCCTTATTTTCTATATTATCTATACTATTATTATTAATTAAACTATGTTTAATGGGGGTATTAAACATAGTTGTATAGTATTCAACTAACTTTACATTATTTATATACTTCTCTGTCTTTTCTATTAACCCCCTATCTAATAAATTAGTTAAATTTTTCATTATACCTTGTTTTGTAGCACCGCACCAATCTGCAAGATACTGTAAACTACCTGTAAATCTCTGATTATCTGTTTGACTAAAACCATATATTATAGCATATACAAGTAAATCATTACCTCGTAAATCTAATTCTGTACGCATCCATCCTTGTATAGTTACATAACTTTTATCTTGCATTGTTATCCTCCTTAAATACATAATGAAAGTTTGCGTGACAGTTAGGACATATTCTTACAGTATCAACACCACCTTTAGATTTTGATACAGGATAATGATGTTCGTGCAATACATAATTTTTTCTTCCACACCAATCACAAGTATCTCCTTCATCTAACATATCTATTACAAATTGCTTTGCCTGTTCTGGGTCATCAATATATTTTATATAGCCTAAATCTGCAAGTCTTTGTTTAATTCGTAAGATTGAAGATTTTGACATTGTATATCCCATAATTTTATCAGTTTCATTTATATCATTAGTAGTTTTATAAATACCAAGATATAATTTATCTGATAACTGCATATTCATATTCCATATCTCTTTTGGGATCCATACACCTTTGAAATCTCTATCTTTCATGCCTTACTCCTGTTTAGATGTGAAAACTCTCACTTCGATAGATGACGGCTATCTCGGTGAGAGTTTCATACTTATTCGTTGGTCGATATTCAGTTATCATTGATTGATACCGTCATTATCAACCAACTATGCCTCGAAAGGGGGCATACTTTGAAAAGAAAACATAAAAACATAAAAACATAAAAACTTTGTACTACAATACTATCATATTATATATAGTATTTCAACAGGTTAACGAAAAGTTTTGAGTATTTCTTCACACTGGTCATCTACACACTTATTTACATCATCCCAAAGTGCTGACCTTTCAAACTCCATATCCACTTCTTCATCGGGTAATGCTCGTTCTTCTGTAAACTCGACGGTATAAAAATTGTCTTTGATTTTGAGTGCTACTCTACTTGTAGCCTTAATCGTTACAGGTATAGCCTTACTTTCTCTCATTTCTTATTTCCTCCATTAACTATTGCGTAGATAATTAAACCAATTGCTTCGATAAAAATTGTACTAACAATACCAACTATAACACCTGGCCATGTTACTAATAATGTCATCATTCCTTCTTCTCCTTCTTCTTTGATACTCTTAACTGAATTACTTCCTTAACACTTCTGCACTTATCCATTTCAACTATCGTATCTTTATCAATAGTATCGTGGTACAAAGCATCTTCAAGAGCATCCATATCTACATACTCTTTTGTGCGTATCATATTCTCATAACCACGCTCTTTTAAGAGTATTAAAAGTTTATCTTCGTCCATACTCTCTTTTTTCTGAATGATGTACTTTGCAGTAATGCCATCAACTTCAAAATCTGTTATCTTCTGTTCTGCCATCAACTCTTTTATTTTTGCATTTCCGGCATCACATTGTTTTTTGTAAAAATCCAGATTCTGCTTATCATCATAATATACTGGTATTAAATTATCTAAAGTTACCATATTATTTCTCCTTTTTACAATATTTTTGTGTTACACTTCCCATAATTCCATCTCTTCCTGTTTTTACCGTGTTCTTAAATTCTATAAGTTTCATAACGTCCTGAGGTTCCCAAAATCTCGTCTGTCGAGGTTTAGCCTGAATAGGTACTGGTAGCATCTTTGCTCTGTCATGATTGGGATTCTGTTTAGCCCAACGATACCAAATGTTTAATGTCTGTGTAGATACACCAACAGAAACGGCTACCTCTTCTATTGTGAGTAATTTGGTTCTTTCAGCCATTTGTTTAACCTCCTTTCTATGATAATAAGAACTCCAAGAGTTCTGCTTTATTGCCAGTGATTTTGCCATCTACAATGGCATCACTCAAGGCTCCTTTTCTTTCTACCAATTCATGAATACGTTCATCTATTGTATTCTTGGTAAGAAGCGTGTATATAGTTACATTACTATTCTGACCTATTCTATGACATCTATCTTCTGCTTGGTTCTTTAATGCTTTATTCCAAGGCTCATCAACAAATATCTCTACTGTACCGGCAGTTAATGTTACACCTGTACCTAATGCTCCTATTGTGCCAATCATCACTTTACATTTATCCTCATTCTGAAAATAATTTATGTAGGCTTGTCTTGATACATCTGGCGTTTGACCTGTTATTATAACTGGCTCATATCCTTTTACAGATAATCTATCCATAATTACATCTGTCATTTGTGTCCAGTTGCTGAATATAACGACTTTTTTGCCATTCTCTACTGCATCTGCCACAAGTTCTTCCATTCTATCTAACTTTGCACTCTCTTTAATAGAAGAAGAAAGTATACCTGTATATCCTGTTGCTTGCCTCATTCTGATAAGTTCTGCAAGTGGATTAGGTGCAATAGAAATCTGGTCTATATTTGCTTTTATCTCCATTGTTACTTCTTTATATATCTGTTCTTGCTTACCTTTCATTTCAACATATTCATCCACATATGTCTTTTCTGGTAAGTCTAATACTTCTTCCTTTAATCGCCGTAACATGATTGTATCAAGTTGCTCCTGAAGTTCTGACATATTTTTATAGCCAACAATCTCATAGCCACCAAAACCACCCATGATGCAATGATGATTTCTAAAGGCGTAGAAAGAATGTTTCTCATAACCCAGCCACTTCAATATAATATATAAATCAAGTGGTGTGTTCATAAGAGGAGTACCTGTCATAGCAATCTTACATTCTGAATTTAACTTTAAGAAACCTTTGCCTTGCTGACTTGTCGGGTTCTTCATCTTATGTACTTCATCAGCCGCTATCAATCCTATACTCTTATTCTTGCATAATTCGCTTATTTTAGCGACTATTTCATCATTACGCAATGATTCTACATTAGTTATAAGAAAATACTCTGAAATCGTCTCTGGCGAAGTTATGAGCATATCTAAATCATGTATCTTATCTTGTGTAGAGCCTATAACTACTTTACCCTTCTTTAATCTCTGACCTAAAATAAAACTTTCTTCATTAGAATGTGTCTTTATTTCTTCTCGCCAGTTCCATTTAAGTCCATTAACACCACATACTATCAAACAATGCTTATAACCATACATCAATCTCTTGGCTATCGCTATATCAATAACTTGCTTTGTCTTACCAAGACCTTGCTCATCACCAAGCAACCAATTCTGATGATTCAGTCCAAAGTTAAATCCTATAATCTGATGCTCAAATGGCTTTGTCTTAAACTCAAAGTCTTTAGGTGCTTCTATTTCTTTTCTTTCGAGAAGTTCTTCACCAGATACAGTAACTTTAAACTCTGCCAATTTATTTTTCATCTCATTAAGTTTTAATGAAGGTACTTCCCATTCTTTATTGTCTGGTGACCAATACTTTGTTGGGAAACTTCTGATAATATCAATGATGCGTGTATCATATGGAAATGATATGAACATTGAATAGTCACCGTTTGCTCTATCTGATTTTCTAATGTCAATAGTTATCATAGTGTTCTCCGTGTAAATGTTTTTTGTTCTGCGAACATTATACATCAATAGTATAATCTTGTCAAGACATAAAAAATCAACCTGTAAAGACAGATTGACTTCTTTATTCATATATCTTCGAGTTCGTACTTACATTCACCCGAACCAATAATTTCAAATACTACTGTTGCGACACGTAACACATATATTAGTGGAATGTCTGAAATACTATCATCTGTAGTAATAAGTTTAAAAAATTTATCCATATCCATTATTTTTTACCTCTTTCTAACATAAAAATTTAACATAAAAATAAGCACTTATCTTTTACAATAAGTGCTTAAAAAGTGCTTATAGTACACGTAATATCTTTTTATTGACTTTGCGGCTTAACTTCTTAACTCTGTCAATAGAAATATCAAGGAAATCTGCTATAAATTCTAAAGATTTATCTTGACTTCTCAAATCGAATACCGCATACTCATATTCAGTAAAGTTGCAATTTTCCTCAAAGTATAAAAGTTCAGGTGTTGTAAAATCTGATATTATCATTTCCTTTTCTTTTTACGTCTGCCTGGTCTACTATTGGCTCTTGATACAACTGTTTTCTTTACTTTAATTCTGCCCATCTATTTGTACCTCACCTTGACTATTGTAAACTACATTCGCATCATCTTGACCATCTAATTCGTAGGATTCCGTTGTCTGCCTATCCGGTAAATTCCACGCATATAACCAAGCAATATTACTGGCAAAAAGTAAAATGATTGCTATGATTAACATTATAAAATTTCTTTTGGATTCCAACTTTATTTCGTGCAGTATCTCTGTTGCTAGATTTTCTACCATCATTATACTCCTATAGATTTCCATGTTTCTGGTCCTATAATTCCATCTGCTTTAAGTCCATGTACTAGTTGCCATTGTTTAACTGCTTCTTCTGTATTTGGTCCAAATATTCCATCTTCTTTACCACAAGGATAAAAGTTTGCGTTTAAGAATTTTTGCCAATTAAGTACATATGCGTTCTTATCACCTTTTTTCAATGTTGGTGTGTCATTTATTGTACTCGGTTTATTTACATCTATTGTGTATTTAGGTCCTAAAACTTCTTTATCCCAATCGTATAAATGATATTTTTCAATAGTGTTTATAAGGGTTTGAGTATATGTTGGTGAGGTAGCATATCCATCATTCTTTACATTTATGCAAGCCTGTCTATAATCTTTACAACCACGAAGATTTTTATATCTTGCCATGCGATTGAACATTGCTGAATGGTCGTTTATACTTTCTTGCCAACTAGGATATTTTCTGAATTTAGCGTTCACTTTGCACTTAACACCATTATAATATTCAGTAGTTGGCATTGTTACTGATTGACCATTATACTCTCCCTTAACACCAAAAAGATTGTTTGCTTTTTGTGTAAGCCCACTATTTCCTTTATTACTTTCTATAAAAGCCTGTGCGGCAGTTAATGATGCAAGAATACCTGTGTCTTTCATGTCTTTGATAACCATAGGTTTTATTTTTTCAAAAAATGACTTATCTGTATATGCCATATATTACCCCTTTACTGCTTGTACTGCGCCTTCAATAATGGCGTTGATTTCTTCTGTACTTAAATTAAGACCTATTTCTTTTGCTTTTGCAACTACAAGGTCTACTGCGTACAATTTCTTCTTTTCCCATTCTTCTGGCGTGTATATCTTCTCTGCTGACCTAACAACTATCTCTGCAAAATCAACAAGTGTTAAATACTTATCTTCGCCTATCTTATTCTTTAACCAAGGAATAACATATGCGGAAATAAGAATTAAAACTACGGAAAGAATTGCCTTTGTAAGTTCTGAAATTAGTTCTGGATTCATATTTTATACCTCCTTTTATGATAATATCATACAACATATTAAATGTTTTGTAAACCAATTACCATACTTTTGAATATCTCTCTTTCTTCTGGTAAGTCTGTACTGGAATAAAGTTGATGTAGAAATTCTGATACTTCCTTACATACTAATTTCATCTGCTTTTCCACAAGTTTTTCAGATACTTCACCCAATTGATATCGTTTCTTAATATCCATATATTTCAGATATTGTGGTAATATATCTTCTGCTTCATACTGATAAAAATTGTCACGGACTATATATAGATGTGCCAATTTTTCACAATTCTCAAATGTTGTACTATCCTGCTCTAATTCTGATATAGTTCTGTTAATGTCTTTTACGTCCATACTTTCTCCTTCAAAAGAGGGCGTATAGAGATACGCCCTCATATCATTATTTAATTTTATTGATGCAGTCCATGATAGCCTGACGTTCATGCTCTGACATTGTATCATCCATAAGAGTTTCTAACTTCTGTACCATCTTTTTCTTTGAGGCGTCCCTACTGTACCCGTAAGAGTTTTCGTAGGATTGTCCTCTATCCTGACTATTACGAAAGTTATCCCTACTTTCATTGTAACGTCCATCACTATCACCATCACGACCGCGGCGAGCATTGCTCATACCGTCATTTGACATACCGTCATTTGACATATCGTAAGACCAGTCAGGCATCATTCTGTTACTCATGCCGTCATAACTTCTGTTATCATAACTACGGCGATAAGCATTAGACATACCATTACTCATACCGCCTTCTTCTGCCTTCATGTAGTCTATACATTTGTCGGTGTTCTTTATTGCAGCCATCAGTTTGTAAAGATTGTCTAATGACTGGACATCGAGGTCACCCTTCTTCTCAATGTCTTTAACCTCTCGTTCAAGCATATCCCGGAGGTTTTCATACATCTGTATTTTGTGCATAATCTATCTCCTTTCTATGCTATTCTCGATACGGTAAAGTTTGCGTTCTGCACATTGATAACCGGTGCAGGTGTTACTGTCGGGTCTGTTGTTGCCGGTACGGCATCTACTGAAAGTGAGAAACAACACCCTCTAGGCACCTTTATGATTGCTGTACTGGTAACATTACCATAATCATCTGCGGCAGCAGGCGTATAAATCGCCCGGCTTGTAAGACGAGGTTCACCATTAACGGTGATGGCTATTGCTATGGGAGTTACGGTACCACCTTCAGGTACCGCAATATTCCCATTAAATGTTACCTGATATGTTGCGAAGCACTGGTTGGTTACACCACGCAGAATAAAAACTCCTGTTTCGTCCTCGTGATAAATATATCCACGAGTACAAGGAATAGAAGCACTAAATATTACAGGTCCATTGAGAGCAACTTCCTGTATTGCATTTGCTAAATATTCTGCCGCCATTGTTTACCCTCCTTATGCTACGCCACAACCGCATCCACCATTGTTGCAAGTGAAGATAGGTGTTCTGCCATAGACCGGAGTTGACGGAACAGGACAATTAGAAAGTCTGTTGTACAACTGGTCAACTTCATTAGAAAATCCCTGCTGAATAAATGCGTTCTGTGCGGTCTGACTTTCACGAAGCGTTGCCATATTGAGAGCGTTCTGGAGTTCAAGTATTTTCTCATTTTTGGCATCAATCTTATCATTGCACATCTGGTCAAGAATCTTCTGGGTATTAGTACTCTGATTAGTAAGAATAGCCTGTACACCTTCATTGATAGTCTGTCTGTCGGCGCAATTCTCACTAATGATAGTAGAATTAAGGTTTGCAGTAGCAAGCCTATTTTCGCAACAACAATTCTGTAAAGCACTCTGCAGGCTAAACATCTGTTGCATATCTGCCATCTGTCTTGTGTTTGCACCCTGCTCAACACCCGAAAATCCATTAGCAAGAGCCATCTGAATATCACTTCCGGTATTGCACAACTGCGTTGAAAGTGAATGGATACCATCTCTTATGCTCGTTACATTATCGTTGAGCATCTGGTTCTGGAATCCGTTAGATGTAAGATTAGCCTGGTTCATCCAAGGATAAATGTCGTTGCCGTAGCCACCGAAGCCGCCATTTCCCCATCCATTATTGCCCCAACCGAGAAGCAGAAGCAGAATTATCCATGCCCAATCTCCACCGAAGCCATTACCAAAACCATTTCCACCTGCATAAGCAGGCGCTACTGGCATATACATGCCTGTGTTACCTTCTGATAACATTTTTCTTTCCTCCTTGTGAAATATTGTTTATATCAAAGTCCCGTACGCTGACTCTAATATTATTTACCGAACATCTTCTTAAACATAGGATTATTAGCCATTTGCATAGCATTATTAACCTGTGTCTGTGTCACCTGACCAGAATTTAGTAGATGCTGAATGATGTCATTAGGATTATTTATGTTTTGTGGAATATTGAATTTACGTGATAGTAACTGAATTGGGTTCTGTTGCATTTGATTATATAAATCCATTATATTTTGCATATTATCTACCATATCAATCGTTGCCGTCCTTCTTTCGTCTTGTCGTAGTTGTGGGTTGTTCCATATCTTTCTTAATGGCATCTAA